ATTCACCTCCAACTTCCTGGATGAGGTTGTGGTAATGGGTAAAAATTTCATCTGCTTTTTCTTTTGGTGTCATAGTTTTTTAAGTTTTTATTCTGCAATACTTTGTTCTATTGCTTTAAAAATTTGGTAAACAACTTGAGGCACTACGGCATTTCCGTAGCCTTTGATTGATTCGTTTCGCCACTTTGAAAAGGTAATACCGTCCAGTTGGGTGGAAATCCCATCATCTCCGCCACAAATAGGGGATTGAGTTGGGAAGTTTTCGAAGTCTCCTCTAATTTGCCTGCCAATATTTTCGCTGACTGCTCCAATGTCAAACCCATTTCTTCCCCTTTTTGAGTTATGTTTTTCCCATTGGTCAATTTCCTGTCTCCTTTGTAATCGCGAGTACGTGGTGTCGGCAACATTCCATTCTTTGCCATTGTTGTCAAATCGTCTATTTTCCCTTCCTCTATCCTCTGATGACTGTTCCCGTGTCCTTTGACTCTCGGTGTCGGCAACATTCCCATCACCGCGTAATTCTCCAAATACATCGCCATCTTTTCCCCACCGTATTTCTCCTTCCTCTCCAATGTTTTCTCCAATGTCGTTTCCCTGTTCTGTGCCATTGGAGTTGGGAGTAATCCTTTCCATTCTATTGATTCCATTTTTGTCATCTGTATGTCCATTTGTTGATCCACTTGATAAATTTGCTTTATTAAATTCCATTCCAATATAGTTGGATAACTGAAACCTGCTTTGTCCTTTCGAAACCAATGTTCGACTGTTGTCAATTTTACATTTATTTCTGCACTCAATTTCTTTGCATTCGTCAAACTTCTTATCCAATTTACAAATTCCATTTGAGTCGGCAAATTCTTTCGTTTCTCCATTGGTTTGTTCGCTAATTCTTCTGTAAGACTCTGATTGTTTTGCAATAAATATTGATGAACTTGCATTGTCAATGTTTTCTGAATTAATTGACCACTTGACCGATGTGTTGCTCCTTTCATTATTTTTGCGGCTGCCGTCATATCCCCGTTGTTGTTTGAATCCATTACTGTTGGCGTGGGCAACAAACCAAATTCTGTCTCTTCTGTGTGGGGCGTTCGTGGCACAAGCTGGAATAAGAAACGCTTGTGTTTCATATCCTTCATTTTCCAAGTCAGTAATAATTTCGTGGAATACCATTCCGTTGTTCCAACTAAGCAACCCAGCAACGTTTTCGCCCACGACGAAACGTGGTTGTACCTCTCGAATAACTCGTAGCATCTCTGGCCAGAGGTGACGGTCATCTTCCTTGCCTTTTCGCTTCCCAGCGTTACTGTATGGCTGGCAAGGGAATCCACCGGAAATAATGTCAATCTCTCCTCTGTGTTTTGTAAAGTCTGTTTTTTTAATGTCTTCATAACATATTGATTTTGGAAAGTGATACTTTAATACTTTTCTTGGAAACTCAGCAATTTCACAATGAAATACATTTTCCCATCCCATCCATTCTGCTGCAAGGTCAAATCCTCCTATTCCACTAAAAAGCGATCCGTGTTTCATAACGTAAATTCATTTACAAGTTTATCAATCTCAGCCTGCCTTCTTTTCTCTTTTGCAGCTGGGTTGTCATACATGAATTTAGTATAAATGTTATTGGCTTGGGAATAAATGTTACTTATAGTAAAGTTAGCCTTCAGCCATTTATCGCTTATCTGCCAGGCAGCAGTTGTGAATGTTGCAACCATCTCCTCCGCACCTTGCTCCGTTGCGCTTACCTTCTTTAGCCATTGCACTAATTTTTTACAATTGGCACCATCCTTAGCAGTCATAATGTAGTTGCCATTGTCAGAGGGATAAGTTACACCGGCTAAGCGTTCATAGGTAGAGCAGAAGGTGGAAAAGGCGGAGTAGGTTTCGGAGGGTTGTTTTTCTTTTTCTCTTTTAGCGGAAATTTTCTCTTTTTCTTTTATACCTTGCTCATAGGTCAGAGAATCATGGTAGGATTGACGGGAGAAAGGATTTTTTATTTGTGCTTCGAAAGGCGGTGAATTTTCAAATTCACAACTACTATAATCTGTATTATTAGTTGTTTTATTAACTGTATTATTATGTTGCTGTTTTTGACTACTCTGCTTTGTCGTTTTTAGCGATTCTGAGTTGCTATTTTTAGCAAACCTGCTTTGTTGTGGATGTAATTTTAATCCTCTATTTCTGCCATCAGTAAATACAACAATAAGGTATTTTCTTTTTTTTAAATCACTAATAATATGAGCAACTCTACTTTCAGATAACTGAACAAATTTTGCTAAATATTCATTAGATGCAAAACAGCCGCGGTCGGAGTTATCAAGGGAATCAATTTCAACTAACAAGACTTTTTCTATTATAGATAAATCATTATTAAGCCAAATTTCTTTTGGAATCCAAACACCTTTAAAATCTCTATTTTCTTTCATAATCCTAATTTTGATTGTCTTCCTAAATTACTATTAAATATCAATGTGTCTATACTTATTGCATCCATATAATCTATAGGAATCAATAATGACTTAATAGTATCTCTTGTTTGTTTTACTTCGTATTTTTGAAAATTATAAACCTGTTGTAATATTTTCTTTTCTATCCACCATGCTTTATGATAATTTCCAATAATGTAAAAAGTAGTATTGTCATCTCTTAAAATACCAGACTTAACCCAATCTGTATTATTTGCATTAGTTTTTTCATATACCTCTATTGCAACTAAATTTGTTGGAGTACATTTTACATGAGTGCTATCTCCAGTACTTCTGGCATCGTATTTAATTTCAAAACCTTGCCTACTTTCACCAATATCAAATTGATATTTCCTACTTGAATAAATAGATATAACAATTCCATATTTTATAATAAACTGATTAATTATAAAATCTTGAAATTGATGACCTATTTCCATGGAATCTTTATGCTTATTATTTCCTTCGTACATATTATTTATTAGTTTGATTACCAAATACATCCCATCCTTCAGGACTTTCTCTTGCAAATAATTCTATCTTATTGCCATAAGTATAGATAGTTTCTATAATTTCTCTAAACACATTAGGCTTTTTAGAGTGTTCAGTTCTTTCTTCGCTTACTACACTATCAAACAATCTTTTTACATCTGGAGTACAAGCTCCTTTAGTACATACTAATAATATTTCATGTCTTACACTATTGTAATGCCCCATATTATGCTTTATTTTATCCCAAATAAAAGTAGTTTTATAGGTAAATCCCCATGCTTTAGCTACTTCCAGCGCTTCTGGTAAATGTGGAGATGTACTCCATAAAAATAAAACTGCATCTTTATCAGTAATATCTTTTATAGGCATTGCACATATATCCTCTGTGTTCATTAGTAAATAGTAATCCTGTGGCTCTGTTACATACTCTGGCATAGCGTTGCCATATTTCCATGGTGGGTCAGCATAAATAATTCTATATTTTTTATCCTTAACTTCTACATCTTGCTTTTCAAATGTTTCTCTAATTTCTTTCCTTTTTACTTCATTCTCTTCCTTCTTAATTTCCTTAAATGCCTCGTTTATGCTTATTTGTCCAGTGCTTACCTTTTCCTTGATTTCGGGTGACGCGGTGGCTTCAATCTTTTTTACTTTATCTAAAGTACCGTGAGCAACATTAGCAATTTTTGAAACCTCTTTTCTTGTATTAGGTTTTGCCAATGTTGGCATAACCTCGCCTGTTTTTCTGTAATGCGATACTTTTTCAGCTTTGCTTTCTTTTGCCTTCGCCTTGAACACGTCTTCAAGTTGCAAGGCTAAAACGCTTCGTTGGTAATTGTTTAAATTACGCCTTCCAAATTGGTTATTAATCATCCATTCCTTTACCGCGTTTATGTCGGTAAATTCCTTTTCCACGGTTATAAAGTCAATGTCGTATTCCTGGGCAATCCTGTAACGGTTGTGTCCATCGACTAAGATGCCATTCCATGTTACCAATGGGTCGCGGATTCCTTCTTCAAGAATATTGCGTTCCAATTGCTTAAACTCCTCACTTGTTAAAGGTGGGATTAAGACTTCAAGTTCCTTTAATATTTGCATAAGTTATAAAAAAAAAGCCAGTAGGTGATAGACTACTGGCTTAAGGTGAAACAAAGATTTGCTTCATGCTCCTTTGGATAGCTATCACTCCGTCCAAAGGATATACAAATGTAACAAATATTTACATATTTTGTTTCTTTTTAAATAACATTCCCCAGCTGCACACATCCTTGGCATCTTGCAAGTAATCAAATTTATGCTTTTTAAACAACGCTATCCATTCCTCTTTTTGCTTAATGTTAATGTGTCCCCATTCCTTGTCAAAGTCAGGGTCCTGTGAGGCATGAGGCGTGGAGGTGAAATAAAAGTATTTGTTGCAGGCTTTGTATAATTTAGGCAAAACAGCATTTAGTTCTCCATCTGTCATGTGTTCAAATACTTCCGTTGAATAGATAGCATCATACTTGCCTAATTTTATCTTTGCAAAATCACCAATTAAATACTTTTCCGGTGCAACACCTTTACTTATTGCAAAATCACGTTCATAGGGATTAATGTCAAAGCCGACGTGTCTATATAAGCCAATGCGCTGGCAGGCAGAGAGAAAAAAGCCAAGCCCTGAGCCAAATTCAAATACACTTTTGCATCCCATAGTCTGTAAACATTTAACTCCATTACTATGCAAATTTACAAGGCTTTCATAGTGTCTTGTTGTAAATCCAAATTCAACAGATTTATCAAAGAAGAATTTATTATCTACCATTTTTTCAATATTCTAAATTAGGAAAACTTGTTTTAACTGTCCAGTAATCTGTACTTATATTACTTCTTACTTTCCATTGGTTGCTAGTGTGGTAGCCAGATTTGTAAAAGCAATAACATATATTGTTTACTATATCTTTTGCCTTCATGCCTTTGTTGTATTTGCTAAAAATAAAACGTTTACAATTCTTATACCTTGGCAAATTCATAATTCCGGCCCATCCATTTATCATGGATTGGTAATCATTGTATCTTTGAAAGTCACATGGCACTTTCTTTTTACCTTTATAACAATCATCCATTGCCTTTACTTTTTTGCCTTTGCCAGTATATTTAATGCCTCCAGGATTTAAAGCTTTCATCATCAATTTACTTTCCAGGCCATTGCTTGTAGCTTCAATAACGAAAAATGCATAAATAACAGAGATAGGCAAATTTGTTTTCTGGTGCATGGTATAAAAGAAATCATCATACATATAGGCAAGATAAATCTTTCTTAATTCCACTAAACTTTTACCTTTTAATCTTCTAAATCCAACAGCATCCATGTAATCATATAACTCATCCTTTGCCATGTCTTTTATCTGAGTGCCAGGCAAATTATGTACATCAATCATGTTGTAATTTTCCTGAGGATATTCCTTGGCAGGATTTGGAGCATCTATTTTCTTGTAATTTGTCTTTGTGCCTGCAAAGCTACTAATATACATTGCGAGCAGTAAAATAATGCCTGAAATAACTAATTTAAAGATATTTCGTCTGCGAGTAATGGGAGAATATACTTCCCATTCAAATTGGTTTTGTTTCATACTAATTGGTTTAAAATTAAGATATTATTTGACAGTCTGAAACGTCATAAATATTTATGATTTCTTTGTCTTTTATTACAATCAAATTAATATTGCTACTGTAATATCCATTATTATCTCCATAACCAGGTATTTTTATAGAATTTCCATTTATAGGTATTAATTCTATACCATAATTAGGTATTCTTTTAAAGAAATTTTCGTTTAATAAATCAAATTTCAAACCTTTAAATTCATCTAAATTAATATTTTTAAAATCTAAAAAATGGTTTTCACAACAATCTGTATCATGATGGCTACCTAAAATAAAGCCATCACTAAATAATATACCTTGATCAATCCATAATTTAGCGTGTTTATTGTATGGATTACTAGTTTCGGTATTAAACCAATCTAATAATTTTACAACTTCTAAGTTTTTCATACTAATTGGTTTAAAATTATTTAAAATGGCAAATCATTTTCATCAAGATCAAGCTTTACTGCTGGAGGAGTGGATGGCTGAGTAGGAGTTTCACCTGTTGGCTTTCCTCCAAATTCCAAACTTGTAACACGGCAATTTAAAATACCATGGGCTTCTCCATTCTTTAAATACCCATTTACATTGCCTGATCCTTCTACGACAAGGAATGAGCCTTTAGTAATGAACGGTGCAAGCTTCACGGCTCTCTCTCCCCAAACAGAACATCCTACCCATACAGTCTTTTCTCCAGGAGTTGCTCCATATACCTTTTCGGTGTGGGCAATAGAAAATGAGCAAACAGTTGTATCACCAACGCTTTTTAATTCAGCATCAGCACCAACTCTTCCAGATACAATTAACTTAATCATAATTTTTTTATTTGCAAATATATATATTTTTATATAACTTTGCATAAATAATATATAAAATGAATTTACTATTAAAAAAAAGAAAGAGTGTGCTGCTCGATGATGATACACATAAGCTGCTAATAAGCACTCAGATTTATGTATCTGCAAAGACTGGGAAGAAGATGCCATTGGTAGAAGTCATTAATTATTTGTGTCAAGAATGGAAAAAAAACAATAAATGAAAGTTACTATCTTCACTTCCTCAAAGAGTCAGGCAACAGATTATTATAGGTCTATTGGTCCTTTCTCTCGTCTTGCATTGCAGAACAAGTTTGAGCTAGTAATTGCTCAACAGGAAAAAGCAATGTGGCATGATATATATAACACAGATATAGTTATTATCCAACGTCCCAACAGCACAGCTTCTCTTGGCATCATGGCAGATGCAAAGCGGATGGGAAAGGCTGTAATTGTTGATTTTGATGATCACTTACTAAATGTCCCAGAAGATAATCCTGCATCTGTTTATTTTAGCAATCCACAAGTACAAAAGCAGATACATGATACATTTCTATTTGCTGATGTCGTTATAGTCTCAACGCAAAAGCTATTTGATTTATATAAGCCATTATGCAATGATAAGCCTATGTTTGTTATTCCTAATGGCTGGTGTCCATCTGATTTGCCAATGACTAAATTACAAGATCAACATGATCCGGTAAGATTTATATGGAGAGGAGGAAGCACTCACTTTGCAGATTTACATACTGTAAAGAAGCAGATAAATGATGCAATGGAATTAAACACAGAGTTTACATTTTTTGGTATGCCTAAATTTATGATGTATGATTTTAATCCTAAAGCAAACTTTGTAGAATGGAATTCTATGTTTATTTATTTTACATTTATGCAGAGGATTGAAAGTGATTTTGGTTTTTATCCATTAGTGCGCAATGAGTTTAATGAAAGTAAAAGTAATATATTTGCCATAGAATGTTTAGCCAATGGTATGGCTGTCATAGCTGATAGTTATTTTAAAGAGTTTAATATACCTGGCACAATTCATTATACTAATCCTGAAGAGTTTTATAATATAATTCTTGAAACAATTAAAGGCAACATCAATAAGCAGGAATTGGTGAAGATGGGAAGGAAACATCTTAATGAAGTATTGCATATAGATTTATTAAACAAACAACGATATAGAATATTAAAAGGATTATAAATGCCCTACATCCCAAAGCACATACCATCCAACATAAACAAAGCCAAGATGCAGCGTAAACCATCAGGCGAACAAGGCAACTATGATAACCATTGGCGAAAGGTAAGTGTTAATTATAGACGCAGCAATCCACTATGTGAGGTGTGTTTAATGCTTGGTGAGTTGGTAGATATAACGCCAGGAGATAGGAAGGGGTGTGTTGATCACATGATACCTATCACTCGTAATGGTTCGATGTATAATTTAAATAATCTTTTAGCTTTATGTAAGTCATGTCATGATACGAAATCTATTCTGGAAAGATCAGCAGTAGCACCTGTACCCATATACATGGATGCAGATGCGAAGATTGTTCCGAAGGACAAGGCAGATGTCATTGCATGGCTTGCACAACAAGTGCGAAGGTCACGAGAGAGGGAGCAACACCTGCAAAGGACGGGGGAGGAGGTCAAATAGGTCGGAAAGCCAAAACAT